CTTTGGACTTGGGAACCACAGACCAGAGTACATTTACTCAGGTCGCCTCATTACAAAACATGATACAGATGGGAACTGGCTCTGCTGATGTCGGTACTGCTGATAGAGCTACCTCTTCAGGTATGTCCATGGCACAATCTGCCAGTATCAAGCGTCAAAAGCGTACATTAATGAACTTTCAGAACACTTTCTTAATCCCAATGATTAATAAATCAATGTGGCGTAAGATTCAGTTCGATGTTGAGCGTTACCCTGTAGCTGATTACAAGTTTGTTCCATATTCTACTATGGGTATCATGGCTAAAGAGCTGGAGATGACTCAGATGGTACAGATGTTGCAAGCGATTCCTAAAGATTCACCTGCTTTCAACGTGATTCTTACATCAATGATGCAGAACTCTTCTATTCATAATAGAGACCAGATTGTAGCTGCCTTAACTCAAGGTAATCAACCTAATCCTGAGCAGCAACAGATGCAACAGCAACATATGCAGTTACAGATGCAGCAAGCTCAAGCAGATATTGAGAAGACTATGGCTATGGCTGAAGAAGAAAGAGCTAAAGCTACTAAGTGGTATGCTCAAGCTCAGGAATTAGCACCTGATGAACTTAAATACCAAGAGAAGACTCTTAAATTACAAGAGAAGATGATGGGATTAGAGAAAACTAAGGCTGATATACATAATAAGAACTCTGAAACTGCTAGGAACATTCCAGAAGTGGAACATCTTAAGTCTGAGACTGCTTTGAATCTGGCTAATGCTAGAGCTAGAGTTACTAAGACAGCTATTGAAACAATGTATCAATGAAGACAGACGAAGAGTTCTTAAAAGATAGATTAGATTTATTTGAGACAGAAGGTTGGAGAGACCTAATGGACCAGATGACAAACATGGAGACTAGTGTTCGAGACGTTGACACTATGAACGATGAGAAAGACCTTTGGCACGCTAAGGGTCAGTTGCAACAACTAGGATTTATAATTAGCTTAGAAAGTGCAACTAAAATAGCGATGGATAATCTAGGAGACTAGCCCCATCATACAATAACTTCATAACCCTACGGGGCGGAGACGATAGATATGAGTATAGTAGTAGATAGCGCACCAGAAAGTGTGGCACAGGTAACAGAAACTCCAGTGGTAGAGCAAGAAGTTCAGCAAGAAGTACAAGCGGAACCTCAATACGAACCACCAGAGAAGTATGCTGGCAAATCATTGGAAGATGTAATAACCATGCACCAGAATGTTGAAAAAGCATTTGGTAAGCAAGGTCAAGAGGTTGGACAACAGAGGCAAATGATACAACAGCTAATGGACTCCCAATCTCAAGCGAATCAAGCTACTGAAACAATGGAAGAACCTGTTAGTTTTGAAGATACTTTCTACGATGACCCTGCTAAGGCAGTAAATTCAGCGATAGAAAACCATCCAGAGATTATCAAGGCACGGGAAGGTAATGTTAAGTCGGTCCAACAGGCTAACTTGACACAACTAGAGTCGGTACATCCTGATTTTATGGATGTGGTTGGTGATAGTAACTTCCAGAAGTGGATTGGAGATAGTGCAATACGTACTGAACTATTCCGTAAGGCCGATGCTACTTATGACTACAATGCTGCGAATGAATTACTAGGTACTTGGAAACAAATATCAATGATTGGTAAGACACAAGAAGTAAAGAAGTCAGAAGAAGTGAAACGAAAGAAGGCTATGCGACAAACTAGTTCAGAAACTCGCTCTTCAGGTGATTCTGTTGGTGGTAAAAAGATGTATCGTAGAAGTGATTTAATCACACTACAAAGAACCGACCCTTCTAAGTATGCCGATTTATCAGATGAGATAATGCAAGCATACGCAGAGGGGCGGGTTAAATAATAATACTCAATAAGGAGAAATAATATGGGATTAGGTACTAATAATACTACAGCCTCGGTCGCTAATAATTTCATCCCTGAACTATGGTCGGATGAAGTTATTGGTTCTTATAAATCTAATTTGGTACTAGCTAATCTAGTAACGAAGATGTCGCACAAAGGCAAGAAAGGTGATACTATTCACATTCCTGCGCCTTCTCGTGGTTCAGCTTCAGCTAAAGCAGCTAATACACAAGTTACGCTAAGTGCTGCTACAAACTCTGTAGTAAACATTTCAATCGATAAGCACTACGAATACTCAAAGCTTATCGAAGATATTGCTGAGGTTCAAGCTCTTGCTTCAATGCGTAAGTTCTATACTGATGATGCTGGTTATGCACTAGCTACTCAGGTAGATGATGACTTATTTGCTTTGTTTGAAGGTCTTCAAGGTGGTACAGTTGGTGGTTCAGGTGCTGCGGCATGGGAGACAGCTGTAATTGGTGGTAATGGTACTACTGCTTACACTGGTAACTCAACTAACGCTACTGACATTACTGATGCTGGTATCCGTAAGATGATTCTTGCACTAGATAATGCTGATGTTCCTATGGATAATCGTTCACTAATACTACCTCCAGTAGCTGCTAATGACTTATTAGCTATCAACCGTTTCACTGAGCAACAGTTCATTGGTAACGGCGATGCTATTGCAACTGGTAAGATTGGTCAAATCTATGGTGTAGATGTGTTTGTATCATCTAACTGTCCTACAGTTGGTACTGATAGAGTTGGTGGTTTATTCCATAGAGACGCTATCGTATTTGCAGAACAAGTTGGTGTACGTACGCAGACTCAGTACAAACAAGAATACTTAGGTGATTTGTTTACTGCTGATACTATTTACGGTACTGGTGAATTACGTAACGATGCAGGTATTGCATTTGTAGTTCCTGCTTCTTAGTAGCTAGTTAGTTAAGCGTAGCCCTTGTCAAGATGAGAGGGCTATTCTGAATTATCTAGGAGAATCTCATTCCATTATATAAATATACTTGTAAGGACGGTCACTCTAAAGACCATATCGTCTCTTACGCTAATCGTAAAGATGAGCAGAGGTGTCCTGAGTGTGGCAAACCATCTTCTTTTGAACAAGCGTTTTGTACTAACTTCCAATTCGGAGAGAAGTATGACTCGTTTGCAGCAGATACACATAGATGGAACTTGAGAGAGAATAAGAGATTAAAGACAAGAGGTAAAAACTATGTTTGATATATTAAGTAGTACAGTTGATGAGCCTTCTGTAGGTGGAAGTTTAGAACTTGAGAGATTCAAGGTTAAGCTACGTGAGATTTGGGAACACATGCTAACTGAGACGTTTGCTGCGTATGACCAAGAGATGGATGAAGTTCAATATAGAGAAGCTAACGCTTTGAAATTCTCTGATGAACTTGAAGAAGAATCTGAGATTGATAATCTAATGGCTATGCTTGATGATATGATTAATCCACAAGAAGAAAGAGAAGAAGTATCTAGTGGGGGAGCAGCTCCTAAATACTCAGGTGTACATCTTAAATCAGTTAAGGAAGGGCGTAAGTCACCTAGCACATCTTATAGCCCTAAACACGCCATGAGTAAGAAGCCTAATGACTCAAGAAGTCTTGTTAAATCAAGCACTTATAAAGTACATACTGGTAAGATAGCACCTAGAAAGGATGATAAAGTAATCAGAAGTTTTAAGCCTATAGCTGAAGTAATGAGAGATGAACTTGCTACACTTAGAGCATGGCATAGACGCAACGACCCCTAGGAGATTGAATGGCAAAGAAGAATAGAATAGCTAGACGAGGGAAGACGGTATCTATGATACGTAAGTTTCCTACTGTAGCTAGAACATCTTGGAAGAAGCATAAGACAGCTATGATGTATGTCACGCGAAACCAATATGAAAGAGACCATGAGGCTTTTGAATCACAATGGCTTGAAATAGAACTAGAACAAGGTGGGAGTTATGTTGTAATAGAAGCTTCGCAACCATTAATACCAACATTCATCGTAACGGAGTACAATTAAATGGCATATACTAAAGTATCAGCACTAACAGCAAAGACAACCCCAGCAGGAACTGAAGAATTATTAATTAATGATGGCGGCGTATCTAAAAAGATTACACAAACCAACTTACTGAGTACAGCATTACCTAAAGCAGGTGGTACTATGACTGGCGATGTATCACTAGGTGATAGCGTCAAGGCTAAGTTTGGTGCTAGTGATGATTTACAGATTTATCACGATGGTATAGGCGGTAATAGTTATATACAAGATGTAGGCACTGGTAACTTATATATAGATGCTGCTAACAATCTACAACTACGTAGTGCCACAGATTCAGCTTTATTTGCCTCGTTTGCTGTTGGTGGTAATTCTCAGCTATATCACGCAGGCTCTTCTAAACTAGCCACAACCTCTACTGGTATTGATGTTACTGGTACAGTAAACGGCTTAGAGATTAACACAACAGCCACAGCTAACCTAGGACTAGGCACAAGTGCGGTAGATAGTATTACTACTGGTGATTATAATGTAGGTGTTGGTGATGGTGCTTTGACTGCTAACACCACAGGTTATCAAAACACAGCTACTGGCTATCAAGCTTTGACTGCTAACACCACAGGTGTTAAAAACACAGCTAGTGGTTTTCAAGCTTTATTCTCTAACACCACAGCTAGTTACAACACAGCTAGTGGTTATAGAGCTTTATTCTCTAACACCACAGCATCTTACAACACAGCTAATGGTTCTTATGCTTTATACTCTAACACCACAGGTGCTAACAACACAGCTAGTGGTTATAAGGCTTTATACTCTAACACCACTGGTGCGTATAACACAGCTACTGGTTATGAGGCTCTGAAGTCTGGTCAATCATACACAGCAGGTACTTTCACAGTAGGTGTTACATTTGTAATTGCGGTTGTAGGTACTACTGACTTCACCTTAATCGGTGCTTCAGCCAACACAGTTGGAATTAGTTTTGTATCAACAGGTTTGGGTACAGGTACAGGTACAGCTACTAGTAGGAACACAGGTTCTTATAACACAGCTAATGGTTTTCAAGCTTTAACCAGTAACGCCAAAGGTAGTTATAACACAGCCTATGGTATGAAGGCTCTGGAAATGGTTGTATCAGCAGAGCGTAACACAGCTATTGGTTATCAGGCACTGGGTTTAACCACAGGTTCTTATAATACCGCAGTTGGTATGCAAGCAGGTATTCAGATTACCACAGGCACAAACAATCTAGTTTTAGGTAAAGACGCAGGTGACAACATCACCACAGGTTCATCTAATATTATCATTGGTTCTAATGTAGACGCTCCATCAGCTACCGCTAGTAACCAGTTGAATATTGGTGGTTGGATTACAGGTGCTGCAGGTGCAATAACTGTACCTGGCTCTTTAACTACAGCAGGCTTCACCTCAACAGGTATTGATGATAACGCTACGAGTACAGCTATTACTATTGATGCTAGTGAGAATGTAGGTATTGGTAGCTCCATAGAAGCACATCATAGTACTATGCATTCAATACAACACGGCTTTGGTGGAAACCTTAGTGCTTGGAAGTCTAATAACACTGTATATTATTTGTCTAATTCTTATTATGGAACTACTTGGAAAGCCATCAACTCTGGTGCAGCGTGTAAGTATGAGCAAAAAGATAACGGCATTCACGAATTTCAAGTCGCTGCATCCGTAGCTGCCGAAGCTGACAATTCTTGGGTCACTGGCTTTGAAGTATTAAATGATGGTAAAGCAAGAGCAAAGAATGGATTATTATTCGGAACAGACACAGCAGCAGCTAATGCCTTAGATGACTATGAGACTGGTACTTGGACTCCAGCTTGGTTGGCGGGTACTTCTGATGCTACTTATAACATTCAAGTTGGAACTTATACTAAAATTGGCAACAAGGTTCACGCACAATGTAGGATTTCAATAACTTCAGCAGGAACTATGAGTGGCAATTTAACCTTGACTGGTTTACCTTTTGCAGCAAGTTCTACAGCTAATAATTATTCAGGACTTCACTGTGGTTACGGTTCAAATTTAGCAATAACTGCTGGCGCTTCTGTGGGTGGGTATATTAATCTTAGTCAAACAGCAGCTACTATGAAGATATGGTCGATAACTACTGGTGCTACTGACTTCACTGCAGCAATGCTATCAACAAATGGTAATATGATGATTACAGCAGAATACACAGTTTAATTAACCTAAATGGATTTTAGGTCAGACATTTATAACAACATAGGAGAGTCAAAATGGCTTTAGTAAAGAAAACAGTAGTAGATAAAGTAGAAGTAGTTGGTGAACACAAGATGGTACAGTGTCGTGAAGCTACTTGGGTAGAAGATAACGGTGTAATGGTTGGTGGTAAGAACTTCCACAGACACGTAATCGCACCAGGTGATGACACAACAGGTGAACCTGCTGAAACCATTGCTATCTGCAATGCGGTACACACACCAGAAGTAATAGCAGCTTATGAAGCTATGTTAGCTGCTCAAGAAGCTGAAATGAATACAG